TGTGTAAGAAGTTGTTGACTTACCAAGAGTTGCACTTGATGTATACATACTTAATTTAAAACTATTTCCTCCAGGATTAGTAAAATTATGCACTCCTTTTAGAACATCAGTTTTAAAAACGTTAGTTACTACACTTGTTGTTATTGCCATATTTTTTCTCCTTTGTTATTTATGGGGATGGAGAGGGTATGGGCACTCTCATCACTCCGTCATCATATTCTGCACGCCTACGTCTACCAGTCTGTTGCATCATAAACGCTTGTGTCTCTTCATTATACTTACTTTGATACAGTTTGTACATATCCATAGGACCTTTTAAATAACTAAAACATTCAACAAGAACTCCATATAACAATAAATTTTCTTGATGTTTAGATAAAAAAGTATCTTGAGTAGAAGTAAAGTGTTCTGGATCTCTTATATAGTTTAATTGCACTTCATAACTTTGATCTGGTACTGGAGCAAATAATATATTTTTATCATCCCAATTAGCAAAATATTTTGGTAAACCTGTTGCATCAGTTGGATTATATTCAGCTATAAAAGAGGTGTCTCTTTTTTGTAAAAAATCTCTTGTGCTATTAGTTATTACTTGTATAGAACGCACAATAATACAATCATCTGGCACGTTTAAATATCTTTGCGTACCTGTGGTGCCTGTAACATATTTTCTTATATCATCGTAATCTACTTTGCCAGCGATGTCTAATTCTGTGTTTCTAATAAACTGATCAAGTAAAGTGTCAGATAAAACATTAGAATCCACTTCTGTATAGTTTCTTACCTGTGTTAAAAAATTAGAATGTGTAATACTCATGTTATTACCACACTAAAATCTGTTCCTACAGAAGCAGTTACTTCTACTGCTGTAAGTTTTGTTCCTAAAATATTATTACTATCTGAAACTCTCATACTTGCACCACTATTAATACCAGAGTCGCCATTATTTACAAAAAAACCACTCGTAATATACAAAAGAAATTCTTTGTTATCGTCTTTTGGTCTAGGCCTTGCGTTTGCTAAAGCAATAGCATCAGCTTTAATATGTTTTCTTCTTATTTGAGGATGTTTAGCTTCATACTCAGATCTATGAACAAAAGAACCATTCCATTCTTTAACCATTTCTTTATAAGGAAAAGCCATACCTGATCTATCTGATATTGCTTTTGCATATTTACCTCTTGCGTAAGCCATTATGCACCTTGTGGAAAATAAGTTTGTGGAGTTATATATACAGAAGTTCTTTGACCATCTTCATTTAAAGCTCTTGATAATTCATCTTCATATATAAGTTTACTTTGCTGTGTAAGCTGTGGGTTTTTTTTCATACTTAAGTAATAGGCAAGACCAGCCACCATACACGGAATGAATCTAAAGACCACATCAGCTTGATTAGTATAGTTACCTGCATCTTCAATCCTTTTAAGATAATAATATTTTACATATGTATATGTACTTGCATCAGGAGTTTGATACAAAGTAATAGTAGGAGTCGTTTGTCTATCTACATAATATTGACTAGGTTGACCAGTTGAGCCTTTATTAGGTAAAGCAGCATATTCACTTCTACTTATTTTTGTTAAGGATACATCATTAGTCGTTGAAGTAGTCCCAGTTGTCGTACTTATGTAAGCCTCTAAAATATCGTTCGCATCTCCTGGTGCATCGTAAGTTGCTGTCCCGGCAGTCAATAGCTGTTCTTTTAAACCTACTTTCCATAGATGAATGCCTCGGTTTCCCCATTCGCTGAAAAGAATATTTAAACTTCGCCTTGCCGATTTTAAATCCATTCCAGAATTTGTACGAATAGCACAGCGCTCATAAGCTTCTTCTATGATGTCGTCTATACTTAAATCGAATGTTGTTGTTCCTGAAGTTGCCATAAATCAACCTACTTTACACCACTAAAACCAGTGCCTCTAATAGCTTTACCTATACCCCTACAAATACCACCAGTTCTCATTCCTTTACCTTTTTCTTTTAATTTACCTACTGCAATTCTATCAGCATGAGTGGGGTCATAATTATTATCAATACCAGCCTTAACAGATAAAGCACCAAAACCACCTTTGTTAAAATCTTCAGCGTATGGTGTGAATGGTTCTGGTTGTTGTTCTATACGTTTCATTCTAGGCCTTTCTCTTCTAAGATCAACCATAGGTTGCCTTCTTCTATCTTGTTTCTTTGCAACATCTCTTCTAGCTTTTGATCCTATGAGTGCCAACTTTTCTGTTTTAGTTAATTTGTCGGCGTCAGGACCAACGAAAGAACCATACATATCTAAAGCTGCATCTTTACCTTCTATACTAAAACTACTACCTCCAGCTTGTCGTCTTTGTATTCTTGCTTTTTTTGCACTTTCAAAATTTTTATCCATATATCTTCCTATATTATCTTCTTTTACTGGATCTACAGCCTTTGTATCAAAACCATATTCTATAGTACCAAGTTCTTGTTGTCTCTTTGATTTTCTATTTTTTAAACTTTTAAAAGTTTCAATAGCACCAGCCACAACAGGCAATCCAGCTATTGCATAAAGTCCAGCATCTTTTTCATCAAATTTTTTCTTTATTTTACTAAGTTTACTTATTAATTTACCAGGAGGTGTTTTACCAGCTAATGGTTTGATAACATCATCAATTAAATTTTTATTAATTTTCTTTGTAGTTTTAGCTATCTTTTTTTTATTATTAGTTACTTTAGTATTACTAAAGCCAGCCATCGCATCTTTTCTTACTTGTTTATCAAATTTGTCCATTATATTACTCCTTTATAGTAATCTGCTAATCCACCCTCAACAGCAAATGTTTTAACGTTTGTTGGTTTTCCTCCTACGCCTTGTGCCTTTGCTCTTTTTCTCTTGACAGCACTCGCCCTTTCGGACTTTGTCATCCGTGTGGCTTTTGCAAGTGGCACGCACTTTGGATACTTTCTGCTTGAAGATTTTGCAGATTTTCTTCCACACTCTTGAAACTTGCCGTCTTTTTTCTTTGCACCAATGTCTACCCATTTTTCTGAGAACCATTCTTTTAATCCTTTCTTAGCCAATGCCTAAGTCCTTATAATAATTTACCATACTTTCATTAATACCATGTTCACCTTTTATTGAACCACCAGCAACATCCATACCTTGAAATGTACTAATCATTCTACCCTCTTTAGCTCCATATTTATTTTGCATACTTTTTTTATTTTCTGCTTCTATATTAGAAACATTTGATGAAGCCTGATTAACTTGTTTTGGAGCTTGTACTCTATTTTTTTTCTTATTCATTTGCATATACTTTGCCATTCCTGCTAAACCAAACACTGGTAGTGCAGCGCCCTTTCCTTTAATTAGACCTGCTTGATCAGCTACAGCAATGGCTCCTAAACCTGCTTTTTTAACTTTTAATTTCATTTCGCCTCCTAATTTAGCTTTTTTTGTTTTTCTTTTAGGACCCCAATCTTTTCTTTTTTTACCACTAGGGTCTTTGATTTTTCCTGCACATATTTTTGAAGCATAAGCATTAGCATACGCACTGGGATAAACCTTAAATTTTCTCTTTGCTGCTGCTTTACCTCTTGGACATAATTTTGTCATAATAACCTCTTACTAAAATTATAAAGAACTAGCTGTTTTTTGTAAATAACTTGCTCTTTGAATACTTTTTATTGCCTGAAACAATTTTAATCTTTTTCTTTTTAAACTTTTTTTTATTAGGTGGATTAGTAATTTGTTTCCTCATCTGGCTTCTACTTATTGTCATACAAATGTGTACTCAACCTTTCCTTCTTCATTTTTATCTGCTCTAATATATTTTTTTCTATTATTTTCTTCATTATAAGATACGTGAACCCAGCCAGAATTAGGATCAACGCCATCGTGAAATTCTAAAATAAGCTGATCGTATTCACAATTATCATCTATCCAATCAGACAACTCTTGATTACTGATACCAAAAATTTCAATGTCAGCTGCTTGTCCTAAACAATGTTGAGAAGTCCTGCTTCCACCAATCCTCGCATTAAGGTCAGGACTGCGATAACCTGAAGAAATATAAACAGGTAATAAAAAATAGTCTCTAATTGGTTGAAGAATATTCTTGCATAAATTTTCGAGATTAACGATTGCAGTTTCATTAGGATTATTGTCAATACCATTTCTTAATGCCGTTTGTGATTTTGTGAATTCGCTTAAATAAAAATTGTCCGATAATTGCATTTAACATCTCCATCTTCTTCTAGCAGCACAAATTCTTTTTTTAGGTGTCTTTTGACAATTTATATTGTGCATTTTCATTTGTCCTTTACTTCTTGAACAATAAGACTTTCTTCTTTTTTGTCTAGACTTACTAGGTTTTTTTTCAGTTACAGCAGTCTTGAGTTTGGAACCAGGATTATCTCTTCGGTATTTTGCAACACCAGCTTTAGTCATCCCTGCTCCAGACTCTGTAGACCTAAAATATTTCTTAGTTTTAGGTGGCATACCACCTTCTTTGAAACCAAGAAGTTCTGCTGTATAACTATCCATAATATACTGTCGCACTTACAACACTACCTGAAGGCAAATCTATGAAAGCTCCCTCTCTAAACAAAATACCTTCATCAGGTATATAAGGCTCAATATAATCCTTTGTGGTTGTAGCCACAGTATAGAAAAATTTAGTTGTACCTGTTTGAGAAGATTCTTTAAAACTTATATCTGCTACAGTTCCACCAGTTGTAATTTGTGCACCTTTTACTCTTGTTGCTCCAGTAAATATAGCTCCAACTGTATCTGCGCCATTACCAGCAGAAGTATTTGTTCCTACTGCTCCATCTACTGCTATTTGTGTTACAGTAGAAAAGAATACACTACCAGTAACAGTAGTATTGTTAGGTCCAGTAATATCTTCAGTAATAGTAGAGCCAGAGGCATCGGTACCAGTAACAGTAAATGTTCTTGCAGATATATTTCCTGTAGATGTTAAACTAATAGTAGAACCTACATTTGTACCTGCATAAGCTCCAGTAGCAGCTGCTGCTACTAAAGTCATATTACCTGCTCCTCCAAGAGTTTGAGCACCTGCAACACTTGCCGTGGCAGCTGCTGCTGGTTTAAAGGTTTTAACTTGTAGTTGTAAACCCATAATGTATCTCCTTATCTATCAGATGCAGCGAACATATAATCAATTGATGTAACTTTAGTGCCTGTAGCATTTCCTGATAAAGACATAGCAGCTATTGTTAAAATTTCATCAGTTGGAATATTATCTGTGTGTGTTGCAACTAATTTTCTATTTACAAAAAAATCAACTTTGCCTGTGCTTTGACAACGGATACTTAGCGTAACGTCTGTATCGTTTGTCATATCAATACCAGAGTCTGTTGATGTTTCTGTACCATCTTTTTCTGTCTTACATAAGATAGAAGCATCTCCGTCATCTTTTTGAAAAACTATTCTATCAGCTGCTGTTAACATAGCTTCTGGATTAGTTGCAAAGTTTACTGTAAATCCAAAACACAAATCTGTGTCTGTTACATCAGAGGTTCTAACTTTTGTTTCAAACCATAAATCTTTGTTTGCTTGAACTTGAAATATTTCATTCTTTTGAATAGAAGCTCCATCATTATCTGTAGTAGCTGTTGAATTTAAATTTACTAAACCATTTAATTGATCTGCTGCTATTGCCACAGATGCTCCAGAATCTTTTACCACTGTCCATCTATGTCCAGTGTTTGAGTCAAACCCAATTCTGTCAAAATCATCAAAGTAAACCACATAATCTGGGTTTTTATCTATTGGTAAGTTTTCAAACCATTTCTTTTCGTTGTTTTTACCAGCAAAAAGTATTGG